ATATACACAGGAGAACCCTTTTCCCCATCGACTATACAGACGCGTGAATATGTATGCACTACAGACAGCCCGCTTTGAGCGCTCCGTAGGCCCCGCTCGCTTCGCTCGCTGCTGTGTGCGCATCACAAACAGCCCGCTTTGGAGCTCGCTCGCTTCGCTCGCTCGCCAGACAGCTCCGCTCGCTGCGCTCGCTACGCTATGCACATTTATGCACACTGCATACCAAGCGCATAAAATACACTCTCTGTATATGCACGCATAATGTATATTCACACAGGCAAAGAAAAGCACCCCACCCGTAGGTGAGGTGCTGTTTCTTGAGTGTGAGTGTGAGTGTGCGCTGTGTGTGTGTGTGTGTGTGTGTGTGTGCGTGTGTGTGCGGACGCTAGGTTAGGGGAATGTGTGAACTTGTGGTGTTCCGTACTCGCCTGCTCTTTCATCGTTTGTCACACCATTGAGAACAATGTTGTTTGTCGCAACCTCTACAAAGTCTCCGCCGTCAACCCACAATTCACCATCATCGGTGAAAATATCTACAAAGTTGTTAGCATAGATTGCGTCTTGATAGTCAGCGATACTAACCGTCAGCCCATTCGTGCCGTCGTAGTTCGTGCTCTGATACCATACGCTCATAGGGTTAGCGGCTAAATAAGACCGGAAACTTTCCAAAGTCTCGCCATCAGAGTAAACGACAATAGAAAATTCACCATAGTATGGGGTAATTGTAAACCCTCTGACTCCCTTACCGGGTTGTCCCTGAGCCAACAGCGGAAAATTGTTAGAACCAGCATTATTGTTAGAGGTGTCGGCAAAAAAGCCCAGCGGCAATGGTAACACATAACGATACTTGTTCGGCGTCGTTTCCAGCTCTAGCCACGCTTCATCCGCTGAACCATCAAATATAATCTTATTATCCCACACGCTCTTGACCTTGCTATGCCACACATCCCCCGCCGTCAACGGCTTCGGAATCGGTAGCACGTATTGGTGACTGTTCACATAGATTGAGGAAATGCCCTCCACGCTGCCATACACCGATACTGCTTCAATAGAATTATACTGCACATATGGGGCATATACAGACGGTTTCTTAAAAGTCTGGAACCTGCCCCCGTCCCCTACGGCGGGGACACGGGCAGGTTCAGTTGTGTCTACCGGCTGCATGATTTCCAGCTCGCCATCATTTAAAGGTGTCTGCACTTCATCAGCCATATTCGCTTACACCTTCTTTTTAGAAATAATGGTTTGTACGCCTTTAGCATTCAAATCAGCGGCATAGTTTTTCGCATTCTGCATGCTCTTAAACGCACCTGTCTGAACTGTGAACAGCTCGCCATCAGGAGCAATCGTGTCTTTGCTGCCATGCGGCTTAGTGCCCTCGTCATAGAACATCTGTACAACTTTCTTGAACTGCTCCCAGCTGTACGGCTCACCCTTGCGAATGCGGCGCGGGCAGTCCTTGCCACTCCAGCGGTTATGCTGTACCACGTTAGCAAGAGGAATTTTCCAGTCAGACATAAGCCGCGCAGTCAGTTCAGCGGCATTGTCAGTCGCCTTGCGCAAATCGCTTTCGGGGTTCTCGCAAATCTCAATTGCAAGGCTCTGCAAGTTGCCCACGCCTTTCGCACCGTCCCCGGCGTGCCATGCGATTTCTGTATCAGGAATCAGCCGGATGATTTCGGAATCGTCCACAACATAGTGATACGAAACGCTCTTGTTCTGCCCACCGTTCACAGTCATATAGCTGGCGTGACTACGCGCGCCCGCGCCCTTGCCCGTGTTGGCGGTGTTGTGAATCGTGATGAATTTTGGAGACATCGCCCTGCCCGGACGTGCAGCCGTCCCCTTTCGGATAAAGATTTCAGTGAGTTTTACCATTATTAACCTCCATATATGATTTATAAAAACGCTTACGCGAATTTACTGACATCAACGGCAAACACATTGCCGCGCTTCTTTACGCGCTCAACTTCGCATTCAAGCACGCTCGTGGGGATTTCGCAAGTCCTTGTATAGAAGTGTTCTGCATAGCCGATCTCTGTTGAAAGGCTAATCATAATAGCATCATACCCGGCAAGGACAACAACCAAATCTTTCAGCTTCATTTCTTTACCTCTTTCTATATTTTGAGGGTTGCTACGTTAAACAATCCAACTTCCATTGAAACAATGCCGTTATAGTTCGCCCAGTATCCGGAATCCCAGATTTCAAAATGGTCTAGCGCGGGGTAGTTTGAGCGGTAAAAGCGGCTGTTGTTGAAGTAAACCCACCCGCCACCATCGTTGCTTGTCGGGAATATCCTAACCCGGCCATCTGCGAACAGTACAGACGAAAGCACCAACGTCCATTCATCGGTCGGCGTAGGGTCTGGCGGCGGGCCGCTCCCTCCGCCGTACACCGTTTCATAAGTTCCTACCGCATTCGGGATTCCCGTTATCAAAGAGGGGTCTTGTAGTGTTCCCCACGCTGTTGCCTGATATTCAACGTGAACATGGGGCCCGCTGCTATTACCCGTGCTGCCCATAACTCCGATGACATCTCCCGGTGCTACTGTATCATCAACTGCAACGTTACGGCTTGCAAGATGTGCAAACAAGCTGCACGAGCCGTCCGAGTGCTGAATCTGTACAAAGTTCCCGTAACTCGCATTGCTTCCGCTCCCAAACTCTGACCTTAGCACCGTTCCGGCAACCAAGGCGCGTATATAAGCGGGGTTCGTGTACACAACAATGTCCTGTCCACGGTGCGGGCTTCCGTCGCTGTACGCGGGCCAAGTGGCCGTAACCTTTACGGAAGTGCCTGTTGTCAAATAAGTGCTATAAGCCATTTCATCACCACTTTACAAAGAATGTTTTCTTTACCATTGCTTCCAGCTCCGCTTCCGTGCGGCTTGTTATCTCTCCGGCATCTCGAATAATGTTGAGCGCGAAAACGAGTTTATTCGCAAGGATGAAATTGTCCTCAGAGTGTACATCGTCTTTTGGGAAGAATCGTTTCAGCATTTCATATTGAAGATACCAAGCGTCAATTACTTTCTTCTTTGCCATGTCAAATCCTCCATTTCATTACTTGCATGATGTTGTTTTTAATATTCATCGTCTCAAATCTTAATGCGCCCTGCTCGAACGGCTCCACAACCCATCTTTTGAACATCGACTTGTTAGCAGTCACAAGCAACATGTTAGGACGGTGGTCTTTCGTTGTCAGCGCGTAGGTGAAAGCTGACGGGTCATACTTTTCAGATACCCATACAAGCCCCTCCTGCATGTCAGCCCACACGCCTAGATTCTGCCCCATATACACAAGCGTCATGAATGTGCGTGCGTTCTTGCTTCGCGGCTCTATGAATGTGTTATCATCCAGATAGAAAGCGTTGTTGATAATGTGTTCTCCCTCGCTTGTTCCCATCACAAGTTGACCAAGCCGCGTGGCCTGTTTCGCTTTCACGAACTCCGGGTTGACAACATTCTCCACAAGGATGAGGTTGTTTTTTCTCCAGATTTCCCCCGGCTTTGGCATTTTCAAATCATAGTTGAGGAAGTATGGGTTTGTAATTGAAATTGCGTTAGCCATACAGAACACTGTAACATTGTCCCGCATTCTGATTATCGTTTCAAGCTGATTCGTGAACGCTGATATTTCATTCTTCAAGTAACGGTAACTGCCGACTTCTATCAAAAACTCGTCAAATCCTATCAGGGTAATGTCCGGATAGCTTATTGACTTCTTGCCCGCTGCCGTGCTAAGCGCGAACGACTTTCCCGCGACTTCGCCGTTGATGAGGAAGTAGCCGCCTTTTTCCTGTAGCTCCAAGTCAGGGAACGCCGGGGCGATATCATCAAAGAAAGTCGGGAGCGTGCTGTCAAGCTCTGTCTGGTATCGCCTGATATAGGCGAACTGTCCTTTACCGTTCATGAAACGCTCAATCGCCATTTTCTTGAAACCGTATGTTTTGCCGCCACCACGGTTTCCAACGATAAAGTTCAGAAACCGATTATAGGACATGGTGCGGCGCATATCCCAGAATATATTTGAATCCATTGAATAACCTCCATTGGCACCGAAAGAGGGAAGCGCCAAGTTTGTTAAACCCACGCCGCATCCGCGCGTTTCACCGCGTAACATCGGAATTATTGGTAACGCTTCTTTCTCTTTCGGGCCTAATACTATTATACCACTACTTTATGGTAAAGTCAACATCTTTTAATATCGCTCCGCCCTCAACATTTTGATGAAGCAGCTTTCCCCGGAACGCTTCGCCCGTCCGGAAATTTTCCCAGGTGACATATTTATAACATCCACTGCTCATTCCCGCGCTTGTCACTTTGAGGAACGTTTTCACGCCGTCAAAAATCGTGCATCTGCTGCGCGTCTCCTCATCAGCAATCAATCTGTCATATTCTTCATCATCAACGATTTCTGCTTCACAGTAACATTTCTGGTGTAGGAACTTCCCAGCCACAAAGTCACTTTCGTGCGCCCACTTGCCCAGCTCTGTATCGGAAGTTTCAATTATCGTCTCCACGTCCTCAACAGGTAGCAGCGTGTGAATACTGTCCGTATCGCTGTAGATGTACATGTCTTGACCGTATTTCTTTATGCTCAAATCCTTGATAGCTTGGCTCGCCCGGATGGTAACTTCCCGCGCGTATGAAGTGATGAACGCCCCCACCGGGACATATATTGGCTCCCGTTCTTCCTCTGGTCCCAGCTTGTACTTTACAACACTATTCAAGCGGTCAAAGTACGGAACTTTGCTTTGCACTTTCGGATTTAGGCTGAACTTTCCGTATAGACTATTCAACATCAGCTTAGCAAGTGACCGCATGGCCGCATTCTTCGTTTTTGTACTTTCAATCTTGACTGCTGTCCATTTGTCGATATAGTCTTTGAAAAGGTCATAGGCACCCATGAACTTGAAACCGTCCAGATATTCAATGTTGTAAACTTCGTACTGCTCAAAGAATAGTTTCAAGTCCACGTTAGTCAACGTCATTTCTACTATCTCATCCCCACTATCCGAAAGATATTGCGTCGGGATGAAAGCCAGATTCTTTTTTATCTGAATAGTAGGTATTTTCCCCGGCTTTAGCTCAAACTGGCATTTTAATCTCTGGACATAAAGCGGATACATTTCATCATCTTCGTATTTTCCGGTAAACATCTTAGGCACACCAAAAGGCATCATCTTATAATACATGACAGACGGGTAAAGACTGTTGACGTCGAATACATGCCCGTCGAACACTTCCTTTTCCGCAAACGCCGGGTTCAGATATGTGAATCCCCCCTTGTATGCTTCGCGTATTTCCTTATCGTTCTCTGGTACAGGGAACATCTTTCCAAATCGTTTCTTACCGAATATCGTTTTGAAGTCGTGAAAGGCGTTACTTCCCGATGTCATTTTCTTCAAACCCTGCTTGAACAGAACAGCAAGCGCCATTGCAACTATTTGAACGTCATTTCTTAGATAGTCAACTTCTTCTTGCGTGAGTTCGTGACCTACCGGCCGCTCTGCTTTATAATCAATTTCACCTTTCATTATCGGAAGCCCGAAACCTTTTGCTATCTGCTTTACGCTGAAATTCAGAATTTTCAAGCTATCCAGAAACGCTACTTCTTTCTTGTCATCCCTGCCACCGTCCTCAAAGCATACCGTAATGCTGTAAAATAACCCCATGTCAGATATTAACGTCTTAAATTGCCCTTGCTTTAAATTCTTTTCGTCTGTCCACTCATACCCATGAGTAAAAAGGTAGAACAAGATAAACTGGCCATCGAAACGCAGGTTGTGGAAATAGAGTGTGTGGCTTTCTTCGCTGCCAATCAGCCAGTCGAAAAGCCAGTCTATCGAGTTTCCATATATGAAGTTGTCAGGATTTGCTATTTCACACAGCCCGGCCGCCCACACTCTGGCGGGCGCTTCTGTTGTCGTTTCAAAGTCAGCTGTTAGAATCATACCCGTACTGTCCCCATCTCGCAAGAATTCGCTCTAGGAACATCTGTTGTTCATAGTATTCGCTAAGATAAAGCGTGTCGATGTGTAAAAGAGGGTCAGCAAAAACCGCGTCGTAAACTTCTTGACCTGTCATCCCTCTGATAGCATCCTCCAACTTCCGGGCGGCTCTCTTCCCCATCTCATTTTCCGCTGCTTTCAAATAATTTCGCTTGTAGAGCTCTGATTTACTGTCCCGGTCTGCATCTGTGTCAAGTCGGCTGATAAGGTTAACGAACTTCTTGATTTCTTTATTCGACTTGTTCAGCGGCTCATAGCCGATCGGGTCAAGGTTCTGTCTCTTTATCTCTGTTTTCGTTACGTTCGTGTTTCCCTCTTTCCGCACTTCCTCTGCCCGCTTTGCTCTGGCCGCATTGACGTGTTCAACACCCTCTTGCGCCCTGATTAAATCCAGCTTTGTTGTGATGCTATTTTCAGTAGGAACGAAAGTAAAAGCGTCCGGTTCAGCGGCGTGTGAGGTTGACCTCATGAAATACTCCAAATCATCCTTGCTTGCAATATTTTTCTTGACTTCGCCCAGCACCAACTTATCGGGTAGATATTCTTTCAGTTGGGCGGGGGCGGTCTTTGCCGCCCTCTCCACTGCCCGATTGAAACGCTCTACTGCGTTTCTAACGTCTTTCGCGTCACGTTCTCGCCCTGTAAAGTAACTTCGTTTTGCCACAAAATAACCTCCTCACCTACACGAATATAGCAGCCGCGCCGCTCTATCTGAAAGTAAAAGGACAATAGCCCCATTGTGTCGTTGTGAACTTCTACCCCCAGCATGTTGGAAAGCTTCGCATCAATCTTCTCGATGTGTTCCTCAACTCCCAGCAGATACCGCTGCAAGTTGCGCAAGCTGGAAAAACGCAACTCGATTTCCTTGTCACAATCCCCGGAATTGAATATGAAGATGCTTTCCCGCAAGTCGTAGTAGATGCCGTTTCTCGTTGCTCCCATAGTACAAAATAGGCCGGGGCATTTTATCTACCCCGGCCCTCTCCTTTCAATTATTTAGCAAAGTACGATTTTGTGAATCTTGCCGCGCTTGGCGGGCTTATCAACGATTTTCAGTTTGAGCGGCTCCGTCCATTCGCTCGGCATGCCAAACGTCATGAAGATGCGTTTCAAGTCACCTACAAGGCCCGTGCCCGTGATTGCGTAGCTCTCGCCCTTGTCATCAAAGAAGATGATACGGGGAATCTCGACTTTCTCCCCCTCCTCACCGTTTTGCGAATCAACGGTAATTGTTTCCACATAAACGTTCGTTACGGCAATCTCTTTACCCATGACCTCGTCGCGGCTGTAAGTGGGGTCAGCAACTGCATTGAACAGGAAAACGGAATCTTCCTTGGACTGCGGGACGTAGGTGCAAAAGCTGTTGTTCTGTTCTTCGGTGTTCATAATCATCAAATCGTTAGCCATGTTAGTTCCTCTTTCTGCCCGTTAAGCCGTTAGCCCAGCTGTTAAAATTTATTTCGGTCTAGTGTGGTTTACTCTTCGATTTCGGTTGCGATTCCCATGAAGTCCTCAAGGCTGCATGTGTAGGTCTTTGTCTTGGGCCGCAAGTCCTGTACAGCTACCACACCCTCCAGCGCAAGTTCCCTCTTGATAATGCGGGCGGCTTTCGTCTTGTCTTTCAAAGCCTTGTCGATGATGAACTCATCCTCTTGAATCATGACGGGAACGGGGCCGCTCATGTCCCACTCGATAAAGTGGGCGGTTGTGCCAGTGGTGACGGTGCGCGTAAACATTTTGCTCATTGCTTTGTCTCCTCTTTATTTTATTTTGGTGAAAAGACCACCAGAGGGCTTTCGCCCTTTCGCCGGGTGTTACAGGCTCATCAGTGGAGTTCCCCGGCCCTTTCACTACTATTAGTATATCATGTTTTCGGGTTATTGTCAAGCATTTTCTTCAAATTAATTTTCGGATTTCTGCTAGCTTTTCTAAGGGCTGACCCAGCAGGGCGGCAAGCATTCGCTCCATGCCGCGTTTTGATTGCAACACCTGTTCAGCAAGATAGTATTTGCCATCATCTTTGAAGCTTTTATACTTTACGGCTTCAAGGTCTATTACCCTGAAACATAGCTTGATGTCGGCATTACTCATTTTCGCCCTCCGTCTGTTCACGCTTCTCAATGGCGGCTGCAAGTGCGTCTTTACCACCCGCAAGCCATGCCCGGTACACTTCTGTTGCCCGCTTCTTGAAGTCGGTTTCTTCCCATTCGCCATAGCTCTTGTTCATTTCACGCCACCCCATATTCAGCGCGGAAACAGTGGTTTCCAGCATTCTTTCTAAATAGTCGCTAATGATAAACTTGTAAGCTTCATCCAGCAGCGCAACAAACGCTTCATTACTCATTGTACTGCACCCCCAGCACGTCAAAGACTTTCTCCATCATGTCGCGTTTCGCTTGTGCAATGCAAAGCCGCTGACTGCTCCAATCTTCCTGCTCTGCCCTGTCCACGATTTCAAGCCGGAGTTGGTAAAGGGCTTTCAGGCGTTTCACTTCAAATGTTGACATTATTTCTTCCTCCCGTTATTGTTCTGCTCTTTGGCTATAAGCAGCATGATTATGATGTTGATTGCTGTGTACCCCAGAAATACCCAGCCCACGGCTTGGAGCGCTTCACCTGCTGTCATTACTGTACCTCCTTTTTCGGAATGCTGCGGAGTTTCCACATATCGTCATTATAGTCGGGGTGCTGCATGATGTAATCAAACAGCTCCGTTTCTTTAACGTGTTTCGGGTTTACTTGGTAGCCGGTCTCTCGGAGAACCCTGATGAAACTTGCCTTGTTTTCATAAAGAAAGTTACGCTTGAATCGGACCATTCCGTAGCTGTGAACCATTGCACTGTAAGATTTCATTGTTCATTCCTCCGTCTGATTTCATGAATCGTTTCGTTGTAAGCTATAATATAAAGCATGCGTGTATTCTTCGGCAGCGTGCGAAACACTGTGCGGCACTCAAAGATTTTGAATGAAAGCCGGTTCGCCATTTCCTCCAGCGTGTAATCGTCATACGCTTCAAAGGTCAGCCGGGATGCGTTCTCGATGTATTCGTCAAATTTTGTCATTATTGTTCTCTCCTTTTCAGTCAATCCAACGGCGGCTATAAAGTTCACGTGACAAATATGCAAGTGCTTTCATGCATTCGTCATATTCTGATATCGTGATGTCGGCTTTCAACAGCCACTTTTCAGCGCACGCGATTTTCTCGTGCGTGTCGCATCGGTTTACAAGCTCCCAGCACTGGGAAAGATTCAGCGGGCGAATTTCTTTCGTGTACATTTCAGACATTTCTTTTTCCTCCGTTCGTTGTGTCTCTGTCTCTTTCACTATCTATATTATAGCATCTTCTGCACCAGATTGCAAGTGTTTTCTACATAAAATAATGCACAAAGAATGCAAGAGAATTTTGTGCATTTTGCTTGACACACCCGCTTTCACATGATATAATGTATTATAGGGCAGGAGAATAAATAAAGGAAAGGGGCGATAAAATGACAGTGGATACCGTAATTCAACTTATTAACGGTGTGGGATTCCCGATAGCTGCTTGTATCGCAATGGGCGCTTATGTGATGTTTAGCAAGAAAGCAGAAATCAAGCGCACAAAAGATGCCGACGCGAACACGGAAAAGACACTCGGTGAGGTCAAATCCGCAATTGAGAATAACACAACAGTAATCAAGATGCTTGTCGACATTCTTTTGAAAGGAGAGGAAAAGGATGACGCGTGAGGAATTCATGGCGCGCCTTGAAACGATTTCCGGCGGCGGTGAACCTGACAAGGTGTTTGGCGCTATGAAAGAAATTAAGTCTTTCTACGACGAGTACGAAACACAGACGGCTCCCGAAAACGTAGTTGTCGAGGGTAAGACCGCCATTCAATGGAAAGATGAAGCGCTTGCAGCGCAGGCGGCGATGCTTGAGCAAAATGACGCTTGGAAGAAAAAGTTCCATGATACATTCTTTTCCGGCGCATCCGAAGTGAAAGAGGAAGTCAAGGCCGACGTTAAACGCGACGGCACTGTACAGACTTTCGCACAATTATTTGAAAGAAAAGAGGGCTAATAAATGGCTACTACTCCTAAAACCGGTTTGCAGAATCCCGACGGCGTAGCCGTCATGTCTGCTATCCTTAACGACGAAACGTCCCCCGTATCCGCTGCTTTCCGTGCAGCTATCCCCACCCCACAGCCGACGAATGAAAGCGTTCGCGCTATCGGGGCCATCATCAACCAGTACCCGGCGTTCCAGAATGAGTTTTTAAACGCTCTCGTAAACCGCATCGGGCGTGTTATCATCCTTTCTCGTCTGTATGAAAACCCGTGGGCCATGTTCAAAAAGGGCTTGCTGGAGTACGGCGAGACCATTGAAGAGATTTACGTCAACCTTGCGAAGCCGTTCACGTTTGACCCGCAGAAAGCGGAGACGACTGTGTTCAAGCGCGAGATTCCTGACGTGCGGGCAGCGTTCCACATCCTGAACTATCAGAAGTTCTACAAGAGCACCGTGAGCAATGACCAGCTGCGTCAGGCGTTCCTGTCTTGGCAGGGAATTTCCGACTTGATTGGCCGAATCGTGGATGCCATGTACACCGCGGCGAATCAGGATGAGTTCCTGACGATGAAATACATGCTGTGCCGGGCGGCGCTGAATGGCAACATGACGGCGGTCAATACACCTGCTGTTGCTGCTGCTAACATGCATTCGCTTGCCGCTCAGTTCAAGAGCTATTCCAATCAGCTGGAGTTCTTGAGTGCCGACTATAACGCCGCAGGTGTTGACAACTACGCCACGAAAGATGAACAGTATCTCATCCTCTCGGCTGACGCTGACGCTATCATGGACGTTGAAGTTCTTGCAAGCGCGTTCAACATGGGTAAGGCAGAGTTCCTCGGCCACCGCGTGTTGATTAACTCTTTCCGTCCGTCCGCTGGTGAAATCGCCCGAATGAATCTGCTGTTTGCGGATGACACTTCTGGCAACTACACGGCGTTCACGGAAGCTGAGCTGGAAACCCTCGGCACCATCACCGGCGCTCTTGTGCATCGGGACTGGTTCCAAGTGTACGACAACTTCTTCAACTTCACAGAGCAGTACAACGGTCAGGGGCTGTACTGGAACTACTACTTCCACAAGTGGAGTACGTTCTCTGTGTCCCCGTTCATGCCTGCTATCGCATTCACGAGTGCGGTCAACGGCGTTACCAGCGTGACGGTTAGCCCCGCTACGGCCACTGTTGCTCCGGGCAAAAGCTTGCAGCTGAAAGCTGATGTTGTGATTACCGGCTTGGCTTCCACGGCTGTGAAGTGGACTATCTCTGGTCAGGCAAGTACGAATACGACTATCAGCCCGACCGGCCTGCTGGTTGTTGACACTGCTGAATCTGGCGAAACCATCACTGTGACGGCTACGAGCGTGGTTGACGGTTCAAAGGCTGGCACAGCTGCTATCACCGTAGGCGCGTAAACATTATAGAGGAAAACCCCGTCCGGTTTGTGGTGAGCCGGGCGGGGAAATTTCCAGAAAGGAGCCGACATGGTATTTACACCGATGGGCACAGTTCGAGTGCTTCGCGGCGTTCCGCTCGACAACACGTATGAAAATACGATGGATTTCGCAGACGCAGCAGCGCAGCTTGCGTACTTTATCACGAAAGTAAAGTACACGTTCACGAATCAGACGTACCAGAGGACAGAGGGAATTTTCAACGCCCCCGACGCGGCTGACCGCTACTTCGACTGCAACTACCTCATGTGGCAGAATCCCGATTTCGGGAACAAGTGGTTCTACGCCTTTATTAATAAGGTAGAGTACGACAACCCCAGCAACACGCGGCTACACTTTCAGCTCGACGTCATGCAAACATGGCAGTTCAACTGGACATGGCGTGACAGCTTCATAGAGCGCGAACACGTTTCGGACGACACGTTCGGAAAGAATCAAGTTCCGGAGAATCTGGAAACTGGCGAGTATATTTATAACACAGGTGTGGTTTCAGGATATGGAGACGTTGCGACACTTACTCCCGGTATCGTCATGGGCGTGTCGGAACGGCTTGACGGCGGGAGCGCTCTTGCCATGTTGGACAACACATTTAATGGCGTTTCTTATTTCTACGCGAAGAAAGAAAGCGCAGATGATATGCGCACCTTAGTGGAAAGCTACAGTGAAGCCGGAAAGGGTGCCGCGATTGTCTCAATTTTCATGTATCCGCTGGAGCTGCTGGGCATTCTGGAAGCGTCTCCCGGCAGCGGGTGGATTAACGCGGACACTACACATCACATTGAGGGCGGCCAACTGCTTGACCCGTTCGCGCCGATGGACGGCGTTACACCGAAAAATAACAAGACGTACTGCTATCCGTACCGCTGTTTAGAGGTTTACGCAAGCGGCATGGGTGCGAAAGAATACCGCTATGAGTTGTTTAAATATTATTCAGCCATGTTTACGGTATTCAGCACTCCCGGCGGTTCTGCTCCCATTGTAGCAGTTCCGAACTACTACAAGGGACTTGACAAAGCGCTGGACGATGGAATACAGATGGCGCCTTATCCCACATGCTCATGGATTAACGACACGTACAAGAACTGGTACGCGCAGAACATTCTCGGAATGAACTATCAGGTTTATGCCGGAGCGGCGAAGGGCGCGATAGGTGTTGTGGCCGGGGCTGTATCTGGAAACATAGCGGGAGCACTGAACAGCGCTGTTTCTGTTCTTGACACAGTCGGCCAGAATCTTGTTGCTATGGAGCAGCACAAAATCATTCCAGACAGCGCGCAAGGCAGCACGGCGAGCGCTGCAAGTTACTTTGCAAACGGGCAGCACTACCTTTATATGTTCCCGCGTTGCATCCGACGCGAGTTTGTGCAGCGCATTGACGATTATTTTACAATGTTTGGGTACCGCGTGAATGAAATGAAACGGCCTAACACAAAGAGCCGAGAACGCTGGAACTATATCAAGGCTGGTACGGCAAACATTTTCGGAAGTATCCCAGTTGAGGACTTGGCAGAGATAAAGAGAATTTTGAAAAATGGAATAACATTCTGGCATGATGACGTTGTGGGTAACTACGGCGGAACAAACAATATCGTTTAGGAGGTGACGTAGATGCCAAAATACTCAAACCCCAGTTTGCAGCACAAGCAGTTTATGGAAAGTGCTCAAATGAATGATGCCACGTTCTGTGACTGGTTTTATCGTTTTCAAGAACTGGCAATTAACATGTTCAAGTGGAACGGTCTACCCGAAACGGTTGACGAGCGCTTTCTAGAGTACACGCTTTTCTGCGATGGGATGGCGGTGTTTTTCAAAGATGAAATCATGGAAGATTATCTTGCGCTCCAATGCATGATAGGCGGCGAGCTGAACGTTTACCGAATACCGAAGTACCGCCGGGCTTACGCTGTGAACGGTTATAACAAGGTTCTCAACCCAGATAATAGCGTCATCATTTTCAACAATTATCTCCGCCAGCCGTCTTTCCGCACGACACAGCTTTACGCTCAGCGGGTTGCAGAGATCGACCGCGCGATAGATGTTAACGTGGCGCAGCAGAAAACCCCTACACTCATCTTGTGCGAGGAAAGCCAAAAGTTGACAATGATGAATGTCTACAAGAACTACGCCGGAAACATGCCTGTGATTTACGGAAACAAGAACGGTTTCAAGGCGGAGGACTTCACCGTTCTAAAGACTGACGCCCCGTTCGTGGCTGACAAGCTGGAAGAGCTGAAACGGGTGAAGATAAACGAAGCAATGACGTTCTATGGAATCGAGAACGATAGCACACCGAAAAAGGAAAGAAAAGTAGGCGCAGAGGTCACAAGCAACCTCGGAGAGGTTGAAGCGCAAAGAACGATAATGCTGAATGGCCGCAGACAAGCCGCGAGACAGATTAACGAAATGTTCGGACTTAACGTTTCTGTCGAGTTTAACACGAATATGATTAATAACGTTCCTGTTGAGGAATACGATGGCGAAGAATATGTCGTACGCCGTGAAGATGGTTTGGATTTGGAGGTGAGATAATGGCACGCTATACGGTTGAGCTAATTGACCTTGTTGAAAAAGGATATGACGTTGGCCTGTCCTCTTATCCCCTATTCGATGAAAACTATCGGCCAGCCCTTAATCGCAAAATCACAGAGCATTATGCATTCCGTGAAATAGGCTTGGAAACTCCTGCCCTGTTTTCAAGGTTTATGTCACGCAAAATGAATGAGATAATGAAATACTACAACAAGCTCTATGAGAGCGAACTAATCAAGATTGACGCGTTGACGCGCCTAGACTACTCTGAGGAATTTGACCGCGAAGGAAATGCTGCGAGCACCAGCACCGCAGAAGCCAATGGAAACGGAACTAGTCGGGACGTGTCAAGCAACACACCGCAGGGGCTTCTTTCCATGCCCAGCATTGAAAATGAAGTTTATGCCACAAACGCTATGATAGGAAAGACTTCCTCCGATTCAACATCATCTGCGAATAATACGACGGACAGCACCGACCACTATATTAAAAAGATAGCTGGAAACAATGCTGGACGTACAGACGCGCAGATGCTGAAAGAGTTCAGGGAAACGTTCTTGAATATCGACATGCAAGTCATTGAAGAGCTTGAGCCGCTCTTTATGCAGATTTGGTAAGGTGAAAAATATGTATTGTAGAACACCGTACCCCACGATTCCCACGGTTTACGACCCAGATTTAAGCGACGAAGAAAAGGTTATCCTGCTGATGGCGATTGTTCAGAATCTTTCTGACACGGTGGCTGATTATACCAGTGTAACCCCTGAGTGGCTGGAAAGCTATGTTATGTTCCAAATTGTACCAGTTCAGGAAGCGCTAACCGCTCTATCCCAAAGGATAGATGGGCAGTTTGATGCAAGCTCCGCTTCAATTGCGCAGATGGTGGAGACTGTGCAGCAGTACACTGATGAAGTCATGATGATGGCATACGCCCGCTGCATAGAGTATGTCGGGGAAATGACGAATGACATTATCCATCGTCTGGATACTTCCACACTGGAAAACGTTCTTTTAAGGAATGTTGTTACAGGTGAAATGAATGTTGCGCAGCAGATTATAAATGACCTCGCATCCCTGCACCAGAACGCCCCGACGGCCGCGAGCTATGATGCTCTTGACCTCACCGCCGCAGGGTTTGATGCACTGGAGCTGAACGCATTCACATATGATTTTGAGGGGGTGAGTTGATGTTTTGTAAACCGATTATTCCTAGCATTCCGGCCGTGTACCGTTCGGCTCTTGACTATGCGTCCCAACTTTGCATGCTTTCAAGTGAGGTTCAGCGAGTGGCACAGGAGGTTGAAAACCTCACCGCAGTTACAGAGGAAGGTGTAGTAACGTACGTTGCACAGCAGCTTGACCCTGTGAAAGCTCAACTGCAAATGTTGAGAAATTCCACGGATTCCCGCTTTGCCACACAGGCCGCACAAATTGCGCAGCACATCACGGAACTGGAGTTGTACGTTAATAACCAAGCTGCACAAGTTTATTCGAACAGCGTTTCGGTCACTAACGATGCTTGGCAGCAGCTTAACGAGCGAATAGATGATACGCTGGAACAGGGTGGGCTGGTAAGAAGCCCGATTTCTGGAAACATCGTGACAGTTCAAGAAGCGTTGAACGAACTTGCATCACTGCATCAGAATGGCGTAACCGCACAGGAATTTGACAACTTGATGTTGACCGCTATTATGTTTGACAACAAGGACTTGACCGCATACCAATTTGACTATACAGGCGTTACCGCCTAGAAAAGAGGAAAATTATGCCTTATACAAACCAAACCCCGAACTACGGTCTCCCGCAGTATATTGCAACTGACAAACCCACCTATCTTGGAGACGCGAACGGTGCTTATTCCAAGTTGGACACCCAGATGAAAGCGAACGCAGACGCAGCGGCAACAAACCAAAGTTCTATCACCCTGCTGTCCTCACGCGTTCTTGCCAATGAAACAAGCATTGCAGACCGCTACACGAAAGCAGAGACGGCTGCCCGCTTTGCTTCTCGGCCTAGCCTTGGACGCAACGGCAACTTTAGGCAGCCTGTTAACCAAAGAGGTGAAACAACTTACACTGGTGGGGGCTCTGGCGTTTACTCGATTGATGGCTGGAAGCTTACGCCGGGCGGCAACTACAATGTAACAACGCGCACACTCAGCGGCGCTAGCTACACGGCGCGTGCTTGTGGCATTTATCAGTTTTGCGAATTGTCCCGCGGCTCCCTTGCGGTGGGTGACACGATTACTGTCACTTTGTCCGTTGGAGGGCAAGAATATACTGCTTCTATGTCGCTTGCCGACCGGGACGCATACAGCACGTTCCCAGAAGTTCCGGCTGGTTTTAGCAATGATGACTTCGAGATTGTGCCTGTTGGTTATTCGTCCTCTAGCCCCACAATTTATACGGTTGGTGTCTACGCAAAGAAAGCCCTTACGCTTGATTATATCAAATGGGAGAAAGGCGCGATTGCAACACCGTATCAAGACCCTATGTACGATGAAGAACTCCTTAAGTGCATGCGATATTATCAGCGAATTACCTATGATGTGGGCTTTCCTGTAACAGCCCTTGGACAGCGTCACAGATTTTGCATGAGCTTCATCACTCCTATGCGTGCCAAACCGTCGTTGAGCGGAGTAGGTTCCCCTTACTTCTCCGGTTGTCAGGCTTATTCAAACTCAACGACTACAACATCGTTCAGTATTGAGCTTGAGTCTATTGCTGCTGGCGTTAGTAGCGGTGTCATGAGCGCTAATGAAAATATCCAGCTTTCCGCTGAGTTAGGATAACTCTCCTCCAGCACCTCACCTACGGGTGGGGTGCTTTTCTTTGCCTGTGTGAATATACATTATGCGTGCATATACAGAGAGTGTATTTTATGCGCTTGGTATGCAGTGTGCATAAATGTGCATAGCGTAGCGAGCGCAGCGAGCGGAGCTGTCTGGCGAGCGAGCGAAGCGAGCGAGCTCCAAAGCGGGCTGTTTGTGATGCGCACACAGCAGCGAGCGAAGCGAGCGGGGCCTACGGAGCGCTCAAAGCGGGCTGTCTGTAGTGCATACATATTCACGCGTCTGTATAGTCGATGGGGAAAAGGGTTCTCCTGTGTATAT